TAGTTGTCTTTGAATTCCTGAAGCCGGATGATCCTGGCCCCGCTGCCGGGGTTGATCTCCAGCACCTGCAGGCGGTCGTCTTTGAGTACCACCAAAGCAACGTGGGCGCAGATGTCGCCCTTCATCGCTGCGGCGATTGCTCCCGGGAAAGGCTCGCAACGCTCAAGAGCCCTGCCAACCTCAGCCCTATAGGAGCGCTGGAAAGCATGAATGCCCAGGCGGGTAACCTCTCCAAACTTGGATAGCCCGGGCAGGCCGTATAGCTCGGACCTGGCTATCGTCGTCAGCCCCCAGCAATCTACGGTCGGCAGTTCGCGACCGCCGTCTTGGTAGATGGCAGTTAGGAATCGTGATGGCATGGTTATAGGTACTTAATGCAGGGGGCGTTGAGAGCGTTGAAGGTTTCGCGGTTGAAGTTCGTGTCGATCAGGTTGAAGTAACCACCGTCGACCCGCACGGTAGCGCCCTCGAAACTTCCGCCGCTCACCACGAGGTAATATGGCCTCTGCGCTGGCAGGCTAAGGTTGGTGCTCAGGTAAAGCCGAAGTGTGGCGCGGATGATTGCGTCAGCGTCCATTGCCTGGCGAATCAACCCCTGTGCCTGGCCCGAAACGCCATCAATTGCAAACGTCACTGTCTGGCTGCCGGTGTTGTCCTTGGCTGGATAAGAAACATCCAGGCCGCCGGCCAGAAACGTTACGGTTCGCCCGTCTTCTGTTCCACAGGTCTGATTTTCAAATCCCGCACAAATCAAGATCGATTCGCTCCAGCCGGAACTGGAGATCTCAAATGTTGGGATTAGAACCTCGCTGCCTGGCGATGCGTAGCAAACGTCGAGTGGATTCATGCCTCGGGCCACTCCCTGTTAATCGCTATATCGATGATGCTCTTACCGAACCAGAGCTCAGGGAAGTTTTCCCAGCCTGACGCCATTAAAGGCCGTTCCCGCAACTCGAGCGTTGCAGAATAGGACCAGTGATCAACACCGATCAACTCAGGCCCATCATATATATCAGTGAAGCGGCAGACATAATCTCTCAGACCCAAGGGGGTCTTTAAAGTGGCTTGGAACCACAGCGATCCATCACCGAGAGTTCGCGCGAACCAAGCTTCAAAAAAAGAGGCTTGCTGATCGTTGAATATCCACTTAACCGACGCCTCTGTAGGGACACTGGTAAATGTCCGGCGCTGACGCGAACGGCCACTATCGAGTTTTGTCCTCATTAATGGGCTTGTGGTTTTTAGCTTATAGCCATCATGAAGGGGCAATGAAAGTTGCTTGGGATAAATAATCATGAGCCCCTCGTCTGCAGTCCGTACTTTTGCTGAAGCGCATCATGGGCAGGACCGTCGTTCAGTATGTTTGCAACCCAGACATCTACCCCTCCATCCGAATTGGATCTGGATATACCAGCCTTAGAAGCGTCTTCGTATAGATTTACCACCGGGGCAATTGCCCCATTGCGTGACTGTCCTGCTTGAATTTTGCTGAGCGTGTTATCTAGCTTCGCGCTGGTCTCCGCAGTCGTAACCCGCTCTCCCTTCGCCAATAACCAAGTCCCAGTCTCAGGAACCGAATCCAAACCATCATGCGCCATGCCGGCGAGGCTGGCAGCCGAAACACCTGCAACAAGAGGCGCTGCAAAAGTAGCGGCTGCAGCCGCCGCGCCCGGAGCCAGTAGAGGGCCTACAATTGGTATTGCCGCAGTGCTCGCAAACGCAGCCAGAGAGGCTTGAAACGCAGTAGCTTGTGCGTTAGCAACCATAGCTACCGATGCGCTGGCTTGAGTCGCCTTTCCAGCAACGAGTTGAACTGCCTGATAAACCAGCCACTGCGCCGCCATTTGTGCCAGGGCGTTGATAATGCTCTTCGCCATGGTTGCGGCCACGTTAACGAACGCATCTCCAAGACTCTCCGACTCCAGAATCATTGATGCGATGCCGTCGCCAACGGTCCCAGTTAGCGTATCCAGCGTGCTGGCCGTGAAGTCCGCCGCCTGCTGCTGGTAGTCCATCGCGGTATCGCGATAGTTCTCCCATGCAGATGAAACCCCATCGAGCCAGTTGTTTTGGGCTTCGTCTTGCTGCTCATAATATTCCCGCTGGATTTCCATGCGTTGGGCCAAGGCCTCACGCAATAGCTCAGTCTCCTGACTGTAGAGCTCTTCGCTTATTTCGCCGCCGTTGTATTGCTTCTGCAGGTCGGCGAGCTGCTTATTGAAGTCCTGCTGAATAGCAAGATCAGCCTTCAATCGCTCCTTGAGCTTGTCACCACTGCCTGCACCTGAAAGCTCGATCTCGAAGCCCATTCGCGCGGTCTGGTTACCTTCGGTCAAGGTTGCGCCAAAGGCGCGAGCCTTAGCTGCATCTTCGTTGGCCTGCTTAAGCTTCTGAAGACTATCTAGCTCGACCGCCAGGCTCTTTAGGCGATCTTGCTGCTGGGCATTAATACCAACCAGCTTGCCGGACTCGATCTCGAACTGGAGCCTGGAAACTTCAGTCGCTTTTTTCCTGGCATCAGCACTGGTATTGATAAGCGCGATCTGACGCTGGTAGTCGGTGACAGCATCTTCTCCGCGCTTACGTGTGGCGGTCTCGGCATTAACGGCGGCCTTGGCTGCGCTCTTGGCCGACTCAGCTCTCTTCTTCTCGGCCGCTGCCGCTGCCTCGCTGGCATCCAAGGTTTTTGCCTTGGCTATAAGAAGCTCGCCCTCCCCTTCCTTGAGCCCCGTCACCAATCCGGCTCCAATACGTGCAGAGAGTTTGTCGGCGTTCGTCTTCTTTCCTGCCAGCAATATCTGCTCGTCCAGCGTCTTGGCCAGATCGCGATAGGCCTTTGACTGCTCAATCACAGGGGCAGCAGACAGAATCCCATTCAGGATATTGATCTGGTCGCCAAAGGCTTCAACTTTTTGGCGTGCTGTATCGAGCTCTCCCTGGGCAGCAATCAGTGACTCATTCCATTCACGCTGCCGCGAATCATTTGGATGATCGCGCAGCAGGCGCTGGTACTGGCTGACGGCGCTTTCTGCGTCAATGGCGCGCAGCTGCGCATCGAGAAGATCCTTGTTGATGTCCTGCAGCGCGGCGGCCGCCTGGTTCTTTGTGAAGCCCTCAAACGACTGACTTAGCAGATCAACCTTGCTAGACAATGTGGATGCCGACTCATCGGCGTCATCGCCACTTAAAGCGAAATACGCAAGGGCGCTTGCCGCGAGCAGTACCACTCCTGCCGGACCACCAAGAAGAGCCATGGCAGCAGAAGCGCCACGGGCTGCAACGCCAACACTGACGATGCCTGCGGCGGCGGCAGGTGCCACACCAGCCATGCGAGCGAGTGCCAGCTGATATCGCACGGCCTCAACCTGTCCCACCACAAATGCCGAGGACGTTGCTATGGCGCCAGCGGCAAGCCGTGTGACCAGAATAACAGCCAATGCAGAGGCCGCCTGCGCTGTGAGGTTTAGGGCCGTCTTAGCCTTAGGATCGGAAAGAACAGTGGTCAGTCCCTCGATCGCAGCTTTTGCGGAATCCAGGCTGCCCTCTCCTGTCAGCAGCCCCGATACCGCGTTTCGCAAACCATCCAGCGCTCCGCCGAAGGTATCGCGCGCGGCGGCGGCTGCACCTCCATATGACTCCTCGAGAGATTTGAGGATGATGCCCTGGGCGCTCGCGACATCCCCGGTAGATTCGAAAGATTCGGCCAGCTTCTTCTGATCTTCGGTAAACCTGAATCCCTGCTTACTCAGTGAAGTCAACCCCTGCGAAGGGACATCAAGTGCGCGACCTATCGTCTCTGCCGCCTGCTGTACAGTCATCCCTGTTCGCGCGGCCATATCGGCAGCAGCCTGCAGAGCTCTTGGGAACTGCTCGCCGACTACGCCGGTGAAAGCAAGAAGCGCCGTCTGCGCCTGATTGATATCTCCGCCTGAGAAAGTTGTGGTCTTTTCCATGGCGTCAGCCATGTTGTTTAGCTGGTCACGACTAAACCCCGCAGCCTCGCCGGTAGAGCGAAGGACAGCTGCAAGTTGCGCCTGCTCTTTCTCAGCAGCCTGCGTCTCAGCGATGAAGGCTCTGAAGATGGCGCCAACAGAGAGCCCGGCAAGCGCACCTGCAGCTACTTGGCCTAGAGCCTCCCAGGCAAGTGCGGCGACATCAGCCGAATCCGCAATAGCCTTGCCAGATTTTCGCGCAGCTGCCTCGGCCTTGTCCAAAGGCCCCGTGAAGCCACCAATCCTGGCTATAAGGTCGAGCGTCAGCGTTCCGAGTGTCGAAGCCATTGGCTACCCCAGAGTGTTTCGTTTTGGTTATTCGATAGCCTCAGGCCCAACTTGCGAGAGCCTCTTCCAAGGTCAGTTCAGGCTCAGACTCGTGCGGCATAAAGTCGTAGATCTTGTAGCGGGATTTGTCCGTATGGGTGTTTGCATAGAGCGTGGCCAGCAGTGCGCAACCACGTTCTATACGCATTCCCAAATTGAGCGACCCGCGCTTTCGCCTGTACTCAACCCAGCTCCTGAACTCCGGAAGACTCAGTCGTTCTTGGGCTTCCGCGATCGTGCAGGAGAGCGTGATCGCGAGCTCGTGCCAGACTTCGTCGTAGTCGCTGAGTTCTGGGTCTTTCCCAGGTTGTTCACCTCACCAATGGCTGTAAGCAATGCCGTGGTTAGGTTTCGGTCCAGAGATCCGCGCTCCGGGTCTGCATCGCCAGTGATATCCGCGACAGTAAAAACAGGTGCGCCCGTCTCATCGCAAATGCTGGCCGCAATCCGGCCGGCGATGCCGTCCTGCATCCCAGCGGATGCAATCAAGTCGCTGACCGCAGCCCGGTATCCCAGCGGTCGCACAAAGACATCGCCCTCCAGGGCTTTGCCACCCTGCTCCCACTTGATCGTTTTCTTCACAGGGGCGCCGGTGAAGGCACCGATTCCCTTGAGGCTTTCAATGCTGAGTTTCATGGCTTGTCCTTAAGTGGTCTTGCGGATCCAAGCGGAACCGCCAGAGCGCTGAATCGTCGCGGCGGTGGTCACAACGGTGTTTGCTGCAAAGTCGAAAGGGAAGTCGGAGACGTACCCGTCGAAAACAAACCAGGTTCGAGTTGGCGGAAGAACGAAATCATCACCATCACCAAGTTCTGCAGTAGCGGTAGCACCAGAGCCTGCGCCGCCGGTGAATGCGACAGTTGGTGCGCTGGTGTAACCGGTGCCCGGCGATGTGATGTTGATACCGGTAACCGCACCGCCGGCAACGATGGCCGTTGCCGTAGCGCCTGTACCGCCACCACCACCCGTGATCGCCACTGTCGGCGCCGTGGTATAGCCAGTACCGCCAGACAAGACACTGATGGCCGCAAGAGAACCTGTAGTGCCAATGGTAGGAGCAATGCCTTTCCCGTCAGACCAGCCAACAACCCAGCGGATGCTCTCGATAGAGTCGTCTTCAGATAGCTGGTGAAGGCGCACGTGCGATGCATTCCGAGGATCTGCGTTCAGGCTGAGTGTGGCCTGGCCGGGAGTTCGAAGGCCGCGCATATAGCTGCGTACCGTCTCACTCAGGCATGTGGTCTCGATCTGGTCGGCAGGGTTGCCGCCAGGACTGAATGCGGTGGCGCACTCGATCTCCATAACTTCGAAGACCGACGGATTACCTGCAGTGGGTACCGCGGCGTAAATCTGAGTTCCCTGTGAAAGGATCGACATGGCGTTCTCCAAATGTCGGGCATAAAAAAACCGCACTCGGCGGGGTTGGTTTGGTTGCAGCGTTATCGAGGAACGAGCCAGCTCACATCGAAGCTATACCGGTAATTCTTTGTGGACGGGTCGCGGCTTTCACCACCCCAGCGGATGATATAGGCCTTCAGCTCAATGGCGTCCCTGATTGCCCTGGCAACGGCCC